CTCGGGTTCCATCCGAAACCTATAGGAGCAGCTGCCTCTGACAGGTAGCGTGCAACCTCCCGTTGCTTAGGGAGAAGGGTTCGAATGGTGCGTGGCCCCATAGATTTAACTTGTTCCAAGAACGAGTTGTCGTGGGTCTCGTCCCCGTACTTAAGGCCATGGAGGATAACATTCGCGAGGATAACTCTTCCCGCGAATTCAGCCACTCTCGATGAAGAGATTGACTTCTCCAAGGCTATGGAGCATCCCATAATACCCAGAATGCGCTTATACTCTTCCGCCACAGAGTCATCCCAGATGACGATGTCATCACCAAGGATCCTGTATGGGAAGGATGCCGATCGCAAATCGGTCTCCCCTGACGGAAGGCTATACCTCCCTAGTTCCACACATATGCCTCTTACAAGGGCATGGTGGCTTAGGGAGAACAAAGCGAAGCATGGTCTGAGACCAAGCGGTATACCACGTGTCCACTGTAACTCCCTAACTTTCTTGGATATGGGCGTCGCGGAGAATGGAATTTGCCAAACTCCACGCGCAACACCCTCCAATAGGCGTCGGGCAGACCCCGGCACTCTTGCGAATGACAGGACCATATCCACCAACTCATAAGGGTAGAGATCAGTGGCGTTACTCAGATCGATAGAATGGCATTGCTGCTTACTAGCGATCTGCCCTTGGACTGTAAACACACCAAGTTCTTGGTGGTAACAACAGTCCTCGCGGACACGTTTCAACCAACGGAAAGAATATTCCCCAAGAGGGTCCATAGCACGCTGTAGCACCCTATTCGGGTTAGCGACAGCTCGCAACTTGAACCCGGGTTCTTGAATGAACCCGATTGTTCCAACGTGGAACAGGGGCCTCACGGCTCCCACCACATGGGGATATCTCTTAACCTTGCCAGAATACGGCGTTCCAGCCACAACGGGTTCTATGAGGTCTTGACAGACCCCATCATCGAACGCGTTGTAGGTCAGGAGCTGTTTCAACTGGTGAAGCAACTCCCTCTCTGGTAGAGTAACTCTACCATGGGGGATACGCTTACCCTCCCGCGGTTGAAAGGTAATCAGAGGCTTGGGCACAAACTCGTAACGTCCTGGCTTAGGTAGGGTACCTAAACCTGAACTAACGTAACGACGCGCTTCGCGCAGTTCGGATTTCGTTGGCTTCGGTTTTCGCACAGCAGAGGAGAACTTTCTCCACTGGTTCCATTTTACATCCCGGCTCACATACCGAGTATGTATAATGAGTGCCTGCCATACCTTGTGGTACTTCCTACGGCTGTTACCAGCCGTAAGGCCTTGAACGAATAGTCCACCAAATGGTCCTTTTGGAATTCTGATCAGTTTTCCATCAGGCATTCGATGGGTTTTCTTGGCATAGGCCCCACAAGGCTCCAACCCTGCTAGCATCCTCACAAAATCGGTTTTGAGAGACTTTAACCACACCACCGTGCGTTCAGCACCATGATGTGTCTCCCATTTCTCGATCAGTTGCACTAATTGTGTAACTACAGTAGGGTGCAACCCTACCGCTCGTAACCGCACGGGAACGTCATTCAGTTGCCTTTTAGGCATAGTGGTCCTCCAATACCAATTGGTTGGTTTCTCACACTGTACGCGTTTTCACGCGGTCGCCAGAGCGACAAGAACCGTCC